AATCAATCAAACGCAAAGCAAATATGCTCGCAGAAGAAATCCAACGAGTTGACCGAGACATCCTACGAATAGACGGAGAGAACGCAGGTAAGATATTTGACGAGCAAATTCAGTTGCAGATATTGTTTCGCCAATGGATTGAGAAAGTAATTCAAATAGACTAAAAAAACACGCTATGAAAATTTTAAACTTATATGCTTGTTTAGGTGGTAACCGATACAAGTGGGATGATGTAGCTAAAGAAGCAAACATAGAAATAGAAGTTACTGCCGTAGAGCTTGACCAGGAAGCTGCAAGACTTTATCAAGAAAGATTTCCAAACGACATTGTTATAGTCGCAGATGCACACCAATACTTGTTAGACCACTTTAAAGAGTTTGATATTATTTGGAGTTCGCCTCCTTGTCCAAGCCATAGCCGAGCCAGGTATTGGAATAGTTCAAATTATGATACTTCAGTAGATGCAATTTATCCGGATTTAAAACTTTATGAAGAAATATTATTCTTGCAGCACTATTTTAAGACAGGTAAGTTTGTGGTTGAAAATGTTATCCCATATTACGAGCCGTTAATTCCTGCTCAAAAAAGAGGACGTCATTTGTATTGGACTAATTTTGTTTTACCTAATGATTTACAAGATAGAAGATTTGCAATAAGCGCAGCTAAAAACGAATTAAAAGGATTGTGTGAGTTTCACGATTACGATTTTAAACAGTATAAAGGCGAACAAAGTGTAGTTAAAATGGCTCGTAACCTGGTAGACTATGAAGCAGGAAAAACTATACTTGAAACCGCTTTAAACATCGTTAAGAAATCAAATACAAGTCAAACTTCAATTTTTGATTATGAATTGTAAATACGGATTTTATACTTGTGCTAATTGTGTAGAGTATATGTGTGAAAGTTGCGAAGAAGGCGACAATTATGAACCTAAAGACGAGCAAGATGAGGTGCAAGAACTGCAAGGAGAAGTTTGAGCCTATCCGGTTCAATCAAAAATACTGCTTGAATAAGATGTGCGTTGATGCTTGGGTTCAAGAAGCGAAAGTAAAGAATTGGCAGAAGAAGAAAAAGCAAATGAAAGCCGATTTAGAGACCGTACAAGACATTGTAAAGGCAGCACAAATGGTATTCAACAAATACATACGAGAGCGAGACAAAGACGAACTATGCATATCTTGTAAGCAGAAACCTAAAAAGGTAAACGCAGGGCATTTTTTCAACGCTAACAACCATTGGAACGTAAGATTTGACGAGGATAACGTTCACCTGCAATGCGAGAGGTGCAATAGCTTCTTATCAGGTAACCTAATTGAGTATAGATCTAATCTTCTAACCAAAATTGGAGCTGAAAGATTCAATCAACTTGAGGCACGAGCAAGGGTAACACGAAAATTTACAAAAGACGAACTAAAAGAATTGATAAAAAAATATAAAAAAAAGTTTGCAGAATTAAAATAAGTATTATATTTGCATATAATCTTTTAACAAAAACGCTATGACAACTCAACAACAAAACACAATTAACAGAATGGTTGCAAGAATAGAAAGAGCAAACGGAAAACAAACTGTAAGCATTTTGGATATTCGTAAAGGACATATTTCATTATGTGTTTTCAATGTAAGAGATAATGTAGAATCTATCAGGACAACTACATTTTGTGATGTTGAAATAAACACAAAAGGAACTATAACAAAAGGATTTGCTAACGAATTATCACCAAAGCAAGAAGTAAAATACCTTTACATAGATTAATAATTAAACAGGGGGGTGCGCATCCGTAACGCACGAAAAAAAAAACGCTATGAAAAATTTACTTAAAATTCAGGCAGAATTAAAATGTCCAAAAGGCTCTTTCAACTCGTTTGGAAAGTACAAGTATCGAAGTGCCGAGCAGATTCTCGAATCACTCAAGCCATTGCTATTAAAACACGAAGCAATTTTAACTTTAACTGATGATATTGTAGCAATAGGAAACAAGCTATTTTTAAAGGCTACTGCAATTATTTCTTTTGAAAAAGGAGAAGTAGAAGTTTGCGGTTTTGCAGAGCTTGGAGAACACAAAGGTATGTCATCGGAGCAATGTACTGGCACGGCATCAAGCTACGCTCGTAAGTACGCTCTCAATGGTTTATTCTTAATTGACGAGACTGAATCCGACCCTGATTCCAAAGACAACTCAAAGACGGAGAAGAAACTACCTGCCATTGACCAAAAGAGATTTAGTGCAGCAGTACAAGCCATCGCCAAAGGTGAGTTCACACGAGAGAAACTCGAAGCATCCTTTGCATTAACTGAAGGTCAAATTGATATGTTAAACGCACTATGAAAGCTCTCAAGATTCGATGTTCTGCCATTGGTAAAATAATGGCAACACCACGCTCTAAAAGCGAACTGCTATCACAAACGGCAAAAACATACATCCACGAACTCGTACTACAAGAGAAATACGGCATCAGGAAGGAGTTTTCAAGCCGTTACACGGACAAAGGCAACGCAGTTGAGGATTTATCTATCTCACTTGTCAATGATGTGTTAGACGTCAAATTTATCTACAAGAACGAAGAGTATTTCGAGAACGATTATATCAAGGGAACGCCTGACGTAAACACGGAGGATGTATTGCTTGACGTTAAATCAAGTTGGGATGCTACTACCTTTCCGTTTTTTGATACCGAAATCCCTAACAAAGACTACTTCTATCAGCTACAGGGTTATATGTGGTTGACTGGTAAGCAAGAATCAATGCTTTGTTACTGCCTTGTTGATACTCCTATTGATATGGTAGAGGATGAAATCAGGAGAGCGCATTGGAAACTGCACAAGATTGAAGAGGACTACGACTTGCGTGAGGAGATTCTGCGCAAACACGAATTTAGCCAAATCCCAAAGAACCGCAGAGTAAAAGTATTCTACGTACAAAAAGACGAAGCAGTTATCCAACAAATCAAAGACAGCATTGAAGATTGCAGATTGTATTATGACACCTTAATGAAATTCCTATGAACCAACAAGTAGAAGACCCGATTGTGATGGCAGTTTTAGCGAAGTACGCAGAACGCTCACAACGAGGGATAGAGAAGTACGGCACTATGCTAACACGAACCGATTTAAACTTCACCGATTGGCTAAACCACTTACAGGAAGAACTGATGGATGCCACGCTGTACATTGAGAAGCTCAAGGCAGATGTCAAGTTTATTGAGCAAAAAACTGGACAATGAAAGCAACACTACACTTTGACCACGATGAAAGCGAAGAACTGCAAAGTGCGCTTGATGGATGGAAATGGGCAAACGTTGTATGGAATATTGACCAAGAAATGCGCTCGGTAGTTAAACACGGATACATCGGAAACCGAGAGGCAACTGAAGCAGAAATGGAAGTAACTGAATATTGGAGAGATAAACTCCGTGAATTAATAAACGAAGACAACCTAAATCTATGAGTCCTGAAAACGAATACATCGCAGCACTCACCACGATGATACTCGTGACGGCAGTAGCAATTATTTTAGTAATCAATTTAATTTTTAGTATATAATGGAAAACAAAACAAACACAGGAGCAATCTTTAAGAACGACAAAAAGACGAATGAAAAACAACCTGACTACAAAGGAAAGGTAAACGTTAACGGCAAAGAGATGGAAGTAGCTCTATGGGTTAAGCAAGGTAAGAACGGAAGTTTCTTCTCTGCTTCATTTAGTGAGCCGTATGTAGCACCAGTTGAACGTGCGCCAATTGGAGATAGTATTGACGATGACCTACCTTTTTAGTATGTATATCAACGATGAAGACCTACGGAAGCAGATACACAAACTCCTACTTAACCGAACACGAAACCAAATCGTAGAGGACATTAAGCTATTAGGATACAAGATGCATCATTTCCAAGTAAACAACTTCCTCAAGGGCAAAGACGTCACCTTATCCACACTTCACAAGTTAGATAACTACGTTAGCCGAGAGGTATATTTAAACGGATTAGAGCCACTTTAACAGGTGGCTTTTTTTTGCGTGCAACTTGTTTGATTAAAATATAGTCTTATATTTG